AAGTATAATAGAGCCGCCTTGTACTATTGTAGCTGATAACGGATCAATGTTTCCTAAAGTTAATGCAGGAGCGTCTATATCTAACGTAGTACCTCCTGTTATTGTAAAGAAGTCACCGTCAATGGCAAGTTGTGGAGTATCTGATCCAAATACTGCTGATCTAATTTCTCCTGCGTGTATAGAGTTATTAACAGCATCAACCATTACACTCGAGTCGTCTGCAAACACTGAACCAGTCAAGTCCATTGTAGAAATATCTACACTATTTCCGCTTGAAATAGTTAGTGTTCCATTAGTAAATGATAACGTTTGGCTATCTGTTTCTGCCGAAATAAATCCTACATCATTTGTAAGTTGACTTAATGCCGTAGGTATAGTAGGTTTACTTTGTACGTCAGTCCATGTAACGTTTGCTGCTCTCCAAGCACCTGAGTAATATTTTAAAAATTTATTTGTTGTATCTCCTGAAGTTATAACATTATTAAGTTCACCAATATTATAATTAGATATATCGAAACTTGTTTCTATACTTGTAGGAATATATTGTACACCGTCCCATATTAAGGCTTGACCTGTTGTAGGTAATGTACTTGAGATATCATTTAACTGTGTCGTAATTGTAGGAATAAATGGAGTTCCTACCAAGTCGTTGTAATTATTAATAATAGTTGGTTTATTTGTTAAATCATTGTAACTTCCGCTAAATGCTACATCTGATAATGCTTGACCATCAATAACAATATCCTGGACTGTTATAATTCCAGTTGCTGTTATATTATTAACATTAATAATACCACATCCAGATAAATTTAAATTATCGCCGGAAGGCAATTCTTTAATTTTATTACTATCTGCTGTGTCAACTATTAGTGGATATCTATTTGCCATTTTATACTTTTCCTACGACTACTTCTATTACACCCTTGTTATCGTCGTCTTTATTTTCAAGGGCTTTACCTATTACTGTTCCAACGCCTGGACTGTTACTTGCAACAGCATAACCAGGAATTGCTGCCGTTACTAACAAGTCACCTTTCTTAACTCTACCAAGTACTTTACAAGGAACACGTCCAGTTAACGCTAAGTCTACCACATATTCTGCTTTTAAATCTGCGTTCATCAAATGCGCTGGATTTGTTGAAACAACGCCTGCTACTCTATGATCACCTTTAGAACTTGTTGCAGTAACTTCTGCTTCTCCGCCAAATACAAGAACTGTTCCTGGTTCGTAATCTGCATCAGCAATGTAACGTTCTGCCAAGTCAGCATATTTTGCTTGAGTAGCAGTACCATTAAATACTGTTGCATACATTGTATTCCAACGATCAGTATTTGAACCAATGTTCTGTGTGCCAACACCGTTTGGTAAAATGCTTCCTGCAACATCTGCTGTAAATGTAACAGTATCTGTTGCAGCATCACCTATTGTAGTATTTCCATTGACTGTTAAATTTCCGGTTATTGTAGTGTTACCTGCAATAGTAGTATTACCAGTTGCGCCGTCAACACTAAACTTAGTTACTTGTGTTGGGCTAGTAGCGTCTTTGATAGTAAAGTCACCTGCCGAAGTAATGATTACATTTCCGTCTATGTTAACATTGTCAGTAAAGTCTACACTTGTAGTCTTAACAGTTACACGCGGTGTACCATCTGCAATAAGCAATATTGTATTTGCAGCAGCACCTGTAAATCCGTTACCTGCTCCTAAACCAATGCCTGTAGCATTTGCGGCTGCGTCTCCTTTTTCACTTTCGCATTCAATAAAATTAGCATATATCCAGTCAGCAGCAACAAATCCTTCACCTGCATAGCTAGAACCAGCTTGTGAAGCACTTTCGGCAGTTATACCAGTATCACCAACATCGATGCTGCCAGGAATGTCTGTTATTAAACTTGCACTTGTTGTGCCAGCAGCACTTAGTATTGTTGCGCCACCTGGAGTTTTTAAACTAATAGTTGTACTAGCAAGTGTTAATGCATCATATCCGCCTAATTTATATTTACTAGCATCAAGTGTGCCGTCTGCTGTACGTCTTGCAATAGTGTTAGGACCGGTTCCTGTCGATACTGCTGTGGTTGCATATAGCCCTGTATCCGTTTTAATTAACGCAGAACCTACTGTTGTTGTTGCAGTAGCAGTAGTAGGAGTTCCTAAACTAGTACTAGTTGTAGTATTTGTTATAGCACTGCTAGTATTAAAAGATATTCCAGCCGTTGGAGTACTTGCAACACTTCGTACATATACCGTATTTTCTAAATAAACAGTTCCTTGTACTGTACCGGTTATTGTATTTGCGCCTTGTGTTTGAGATAATGTATTACCGTCAGTAACACTAACACGACTTGGGAATACAAGTTTTACTATATCAGGATAAGTCCATTCTCTACTATTAAAATCTCTGTCTTCTAAGCCTGAACCGTATTTTAAAACGTCGCTGTATGCAACATTTTCTGGATCACCTACTGTTTCAACAGTACCTGTACCTACTCCTGTACTTCCTGATTTTCTAAATACCAATCCTACAGTATTAGAACTAGCACCAATTAAAGTAAAGTTTGTAGTGCCTATAGTTTTAATCATGTAATGTGTATCATTATTAGCAGCAGTCAACGAAGTTGCATTAACTGTTGTTCCAGCAGTTTGTCTGCCGTATACACAATATTGTCCAATGTCTTGTAATTCTGCAAATACTAGCCCGTTGTCTTTAACACGAACATATCCGCTTGTAGTTTCAAAGTTCCAATCGGAGAACTTAGCAAGACCTAAATCTGCTTGAACTTTTGTAGCACTTCCACTCCAACCTGATACAGCATTGTCTTCGTCAAAAGTATTTGCATTTTGCATTGAAAGTTTACTTTGAGAAATAGCAGCTGAACTATTGACATCGGCATTTACAATAGTATCATTTTCTATTTGGAAATCAATAGTTGCGCCAGCGGCTGTTCTTGAAACGGACCAGTTAATAACGCTGGTTCCTGCTTCACTAGCATTTGCCCATTCATCAACTGGCCCATCTTCGATAACAGAAGATACAGAACCACCTGGTATGTCATAAATTGTTTCGGTCGTTAAAAATACACCTAACGTAGGAGTATAAGTTATTATATTAACTGATCCTAAAATAGGATCTGTAGCTGTTTCAACATCTACAATTACGCCTGTTTTTGTAGGAGATCCCGATGCCGGCAATCCAATAGTATTTCCAGCACTCCATGTTCCTCCACTAGGAGGAGTAACTATAATACGCTTTTTACCAGTCGCAACAAACAGATCATTCGCTGCGGTAGAATTTAGTTCTGTATTACGTAAATCTTCTAATTGGTCAAAATCATTAACTTTACCGTCCACATAATTTTTATTAGTAGCAGCAGTACCATCTGATCCTGGCAACTCTAGATTAGTAATTCTATTGTTTCTAGAACCGTCTGGTTGCGATCCCATATCGATATCGCCTTCCATTGCTGTCTCACCGTTTAGCGCCAAGAAGCCTGGACCTATTCTGTTGCCACCCGCTCCTGGAGGGTCAATTGGACTTTCTGATTTTACATTATAACCTAATACCCTATTAATATAATTGCCTGTTGCCTTTTCTGTTGGAACAGCACTGCCTGATTCGTCTGTGAACCCGTCATCTGCTGAGAATTCATCGATTGTAACACCTTTCTTAAAGCCCAATGAATTAGCACCTGTTAAACCGATGTCACCAGCAAATTCAATTGAACCTGTTGCTTGGTCTACGGTGAAGAACTTACCAACTCTAAAGAAGCCGTATTGATCCGTAGACATCCAGAATACACGTCCTTTTCTACGTTCCCATACTTGAGCACTTGTGGCAGTAGGAGCATCGGTGTATGCATCTGCTAAAGCATTTTCAGGATCACCTAACAATACGTTTGGATAGTTAGAATCATTAAATCCGCCAGTACCTATTTGTGTAAAGTCATGACCTGTTGCACGGCATAATGAAATAGCGATAGTAATTTCAGCAGTTGCTCCTGTAGTTAAACCAGCTCTAATAACTCTACTACTTGCTGGAACAGCAGAGTTGAGTCCAGATGGTTGTGGGCTTGGTTTTACATTTGTTCCTGCAACGTCAGCAAAAGTAATATATACAAATGCTCCGCTATCGTCATAGTTTGTAACTCGATGCATTTTGCCGTCCCAGTGGAAAATCATACCACCAGCATAACCTGCATCTCCTGGTTGAAGACCTGCGTTATCTCTTAACAAACGTGTGACATTGTCAGTATTTGTAATTTCTAAAATTGCAAGTTTAGTATCTCCCGCTGTTGATCCGTAACCTCCACTTAGGTTTGCAATATCAACTTCTAACTGAATAAAGTCATAACCTGCTTCCATGCCTGCTAAGATCTCATCAGCAGCGAGCGGCTGGCTTAACGAATCTGCATTTGAAAATGATAAACTTCTGTATGTTACTAAATCAGATTCGTCGAAGTTAATAGCAGTCGATGGTCTTGTTTCTAACCTTGCCGGATCTCTTACTCCTTCAAAAGATTGGGTAAAGTTATGTCTAAATTCTATAATTGTTCCATTGCCTACAGTATCTTGTAATGATCCATAAAAATCATTTGCTGATGCTTCGTCTGCTCTTATGTCTAATTTATAGACTACATAACTTTGTGTGATTTGTGGCACAAGTCCGTCGTTCCAAACTGTATCCACATCAAATGTTAGATTAGAACCGGTCCATCCTGCAACGCTTCCGCCAGCAGTAGTCAATGTGTCTCCAGGAGCATATCCGTAGCCTGGCGCCAACGGAGTAACACTTGTTGCCGCACCTGCTCCGTCAATAACAACAGTAAAGGTTGCATTTACACCGCCACCTGTAACTGGCATTATATAAGTTCCAGCAGTTCTTGTTCCATCTGCGCCGCTTATCGAAGCATTATCAATAGTTTTAACACTACCAACTGCAACGTCACTAGCAGACTCTCCTATGTTCCCGTCATTATCGGTATCGGATATATTCTGAACTTGTGAAATAATATAATTTAATGACCCAGTTATTCCACCATGATCTATAGTAATTTGACTATTTACTGTTGGAGGTACAGCCATATCAGTTACATAAATGGTTGTATCGTCGAACGCATTTGGATAATCGCCGATAATGCTAAATGCCTTACAAGGTTGAATCATAGGATCTTTTAATGTAACCTGATCAGGTATTTCATTTGGATCTGCACCTTCTGCTACTAATCCAAAGAATCCGTAACCATTTGATCCGTTGGTACTTCTGATCTCTGAACCGTTCTTAGCGTAGTAGGCAGCATGACAGTAATATGTAAACATCGACACCATTTCTGATAAAGCACCGTTTGTAGTAACAAGACCGTACCCTAGGTCATTAATCTGTGTAAAGTCGTTACCAAGCATTGATCTGTTACCAGCAGTTTGTAAGAAAATATTTTCTCCTGTGCTTCCGGTATATCCGCTGCCACTATTTGAACCTGAATCTAAATAAATTGTTACAGTACCTGCTGCACTATCATAATTTGAAATAGCATTTACTTGATAACGAACGCCGTCTAAGTAAAAAGGACATGGTAACTCTGGAGCACGAATGAACAATCCTTGACCTTGTTCGCTCTCTAACTCTAGTTCAAATGCCGAATTGACTGCTGTGATCTGTGTAGGTATATTTCCAACAAATGCGTCTACAAACATACCACCTGTAAATGCTTTGCGATTTCTGCTTCGAGAGAAACTAGAACCGGTTTGTATATACGGTGATTTAGTTAAAATTTGTCCTTCTGGATCTAGCACAACCATAAATCCGCCATGCCCTTGTACAGTTACATTACGTACAATAGTGGCATCACTCATCATGAATACATCTACACCATCGTCGCTATTACGTTTTGGCGGATTGTAACTTGGATTAAATGCATATGTAATTATATCGATTAAATTGCCTACAATTGAAACTGTACCTGATTCTCCGGAACCTACAGAAATGTCAGGTGCTACTGAGGTATTTTGTGTCGGCGCAACACTAATTAATAACGATGATGCTAGAGTCGAAATGTAGCTAATTGCAGATGATGTTATTGTTTTATCATCACCAAATTCAGCATCGTCGAATTGATTAATGTAGTTAGAATAATAATCACCTTGTGCTTCTAATGTATATTCTTGTCCGCCGCGAACTAAGTCTGTACTGATAGCATCGATGATTAATCCAACGTCTCTTGCACACTTATCTTGGTCATAAACAAATGTAACTGTATTATCTAAGTAATCAATAGTACTGTCTATTATAGTTGATCTACTAGAATTAATAGCAGTTTGCGCAGATTGCAAAGTTGCAGACACGCCTAGCGAAGATAGATTTGGAGTTGTAGCAGTTAAGCCAGCAACAGTTCCGTTGTCAATCGCATCGCTTATTATTGTTACTAATGCTATTAATCTGTTACCTTCTGCACTAGTTGCATTTGCTCCTGTAGTATTTTGTGTGTCTAAATTAGTCGAAGATTTAGTAACAGTTACTCCTCTTACTATTTGATCAACAATTACTCCTAAACGTCCATATGATGCAACAGTTGCAGCAGTTTCTCCTACTCCTAATTGACTTGCAGTTCCTACAAAATAACTTGTAGCAGAAGTTACAGTAGCACTATCGCCACCGTACAAAATATCATATGTTAATGCATCAACGATATAGCCTACGTCTCTAGAACACTTAGTTGTATTATAATCTAGGAACGGATAGTTGTCGCCGATCCATGCAATTATTTCTGAACGTATGAAGTCTCTGTTATTCTGTAATCTAGTTGCCGCGTCGTCTGCATTGCCGTACCCACTTGGTAAGATACTTGGTGCTGGAAAAGAAAGAGCATCTGGAGTATTATTATCTATAATATCTACAATTTCATTAAATGCACTGTTTGATCTTGTTTCAGCAGTTCCAGTTATATCTGGTAATGCTGCAACTAAATCTTTAGCACTGTAGTATGTAGTACCTGGGGAACCTACGGTTACTGAAGAACCAGTTAATGCTGCTATAGTATTAGTTTTTTCAAAATTTAAATTATAAGCATTGTTTGCACGTTGATATGCTAAACCTGCTGTAATAGCATTATAGTTAGTTCCTAATGCTATATCGTAACCAACAGCATCTAAGATTAATCCAATATCTCGTTCGCATTTAACTTTACTATACAATAAATCTTGATAGTTATTATTAATATAGTATAATACCTCAGACGCTATAAATGATTTATTTTGTTGAAGAACTTCGGCTGCTACCGGATAGTTGCCAGAATTAAATGGTAAAGAAACTGTATCTGGAAGTACGCTAACATTACGTTCAGGATCTGTTAAGTAATGTCTACCAAAGTATCCTTGGAATTCTCCGTTTTGATTATAAAAAGGAGCACCTGCAGTTGTAAGTGTTAATCCGTCAAACTCTGCATCTCTGTAGAAATAAATGCTGGACCAAGGAGACTGCGATACACGATCTTTCGGACGTATAATTACACGTCTAAATTCGTCACCTTTTAAAGAAACATTATTAGCAAGTCTAATTGGTAAATCTTCTTCGTATGTTCCTGATTCTACAAATATAGTAACTTGTTTGGTTTTAACAAAGTTTCCGTATTTTACAGGTTCACCTACTTCAAAATCTTTACCGTTTAATTGTACTAATTGGAAAGTATCATTATTAGATACCGTTCCATCATTTGAAGTTAAACTTACAATTCGACCTTGCGCACCTGACACTACACCTACCATTATCTTACCAGGCAGTGTATCTATATTTGTTGGATCACCCTGGTCTACATATGTACGACTACCATTATCTAATACAAGTTTATACGTACTACCGTAAACCACATCACCACCAACTTCGATACCATTTTGAATAATATTCAATATTAAATCAAATCTGTTACCTATTGCTGCTCGTTCTGTGCTTCCTGCATTTGGACTATCGAATGTCTGTGTTATTTTTATAGTCTCAAAGTCTTCGTTTCTAGGTTGGTACACAACACCCATCTTACCGCCAGTAGTATAGTTAGTATAAGCACTAATATCCCATAATTGTAATAAGAATGGATCTGTGTATAATTCGAAAGTATCAGCATCGATAACTTTAACATAAGCAGATTGACCTTCGATTTCTGTCATACCACCCATGTCTTTAAATATAACTTGTTCGCCGTCAATTAACCCGTGATTGGTAGTTGTGGTTACACGAGCTCGTTCTTGACTAACTCCTGTTCTTGCGACTGAATCGATTGATTTTTCTCTGTATAGTTTGTTTTGTAAAACAGCATCTACTATATCTCTAGTAACAGTTATCGCATCTACCGTTTCGTTGATTTGCTGTGAACCAATTGCATACCTTGCACTAGTATTAGAATAATATCTTTCTGCTGCTTGTCGTGTTAGATAATTTGCTGTTAAACCTCTTTTTATATCAAAGCGAATAGCGTCAAGAATTAACCCTGTATCACGCTCACATAAGTCAATATTATAAACAAAATCTGGATACGTAAATGCAATATATGCTGTAATTTCTTTTTGAATGTATTCTCTGTTTATTTTAATTAAGTCATGTGCTTGTGTATATACCGGAGTATTAATTTGTGCTATTGTTACATTCGCAGTAGAATCTCCATTGTCTTTTGTAACAGTTTGAAAATACGGACCTGGTTCTGCTGGAGAAGTAGTAATAATTTCTTCTGCTCTTTTTGCAGCGGCATTAATTGTACGATACGCATAGTTAAGTGCGGATCCTTCTTTGCCCGGTGGCACACCGGTCATTAAGTCGTCGCCATCCATACTTACAAAAATATTAACTGTAGATGAATAACCAGAGTTATCTACATAAAATTTAGTTGCCGCTTGTAAATCGTCTGAACCGTTCACAACACCAAATCCTGATACATCGCCTGGGTGATCTGAAAGAGTTAACACTCCGGTCATTGTATCGCCTTGTCTACGAACAACGCTCTTACGTGGCATAGCAACATCTGATAAGAAGTTTCCTTCTAGTGTGCTGTCATAAGCAGCATCAGTCATTGTATGTGTATCATCAGGATCAATCGTACCTGACAATTGAATTTTGTCGATATCTACTGCTGTATCGTCTTCTTGAGTTGCATCATCATAATCTAAAAATACTGCTAGTTGATCTGTACTAATATATCTTAAAAAATAAACTGGTTGTGCAACACCTGTTCCTGCACCTACACCTGTAGCAACAAAACGTGTCCCTACAGTATTTTCGTCAGCACCAATAGAAACAAAGTTTGTTGATCCTAAATCTTGAATTATATATGTTGCACCTACAACAAAAGACCCAGCTGCAACTTCAGTTTTTAAGTTTAACGGGTCATTATATATAGAATTAAAAACAAATGCAGTTCCGTTAATAGTAGAGTCGTAACCGTGAGATAATACTTCGATATTTCCACTAATGTAACGATTAATCTCTAATATATACTGATCTGTATTTCTAGGTTCTGCCGCAACACGAATTGGTAATCCAGAACTAATATAACGTCTGTCTGCATAACCTTTAGTAATAACAAGGTCATCGATAGTAATACTTGAACTATGAGCAGAATTATAATTGCTAACAGCAGTTGCAGATATAGCAACATTGGCAATAGCATTATTTCCTACATTTAACGGACCACCTAATTGTGGTTTTAAATCATCTGATAATTTTGTAAATGCCGTAGAAATTACTAATTTACCTGGAACAGAGTAACTAAATGTAATCGTATCCGCTGCATCTTCATCTAAGGCAGAGTTAGATGCAAGCGTTACTAATTGTAATTCGGTCCCTGCATCATTTACTAGCGGAATGGTATTAGGAGTTAGTTCGTCAGGAGTATCACCTAACGCAGTAAAACTAATTGCTCCACCCTGTCCAAATACAGCATAAACTTCTTGGAAATTTTCGTTTACTTTACGAAATGATTCGCGTATGCTATCACCAGTGCCGTCATTACCCTCAACACCAATATTAATATCTTGTCTTGCCATTTAGAACTCCGCTTTAGAATGTGGAAATAAATCCTTGCTATGTTGTTATTTATCAGTACGTTTTATAATCTTAATGTAAATACACTATGTATTTAGGCGAATTTACAATAAAAACAGAACATACTCGTTTATCTAAATGCGGGAAAAATCATTCTTATTATAGAAATAAACGAGTTGTTAAATTACGCTGTGATAATTGCGGGTTAGAATTTGAACGTGCTAGGGGAAGTATGGATCCTAAACGGTTAAACAATAATTATTTTCACGTGTGTAGTGATTGTGATGCTAAATCTTTCGCACAGAAGAAAGGAATAGAACGCAAGCACATTTGGGATATGCCTGCGTCTAGTAATTTAGATATTAGTAAATTATAATTATTTTTTCTTTTTTAATACTCTGCGAGCAGTTGCTGCCACAGAACGTTTATGTTGGGCTCTAAACTTTGCCATTATTCAGATTTCCAAAGTGTCCAAGCACCGTAAGCAATAGCACCATATGCTACTAAACTTGCGATTGGCTTGAAGATTAAGAAAGCAATTCCTGCACCAATTAGTACTGCGCCATCTAATGATGTGCGTTCGCCCAAACGAGCATTAATCCATGATCTTAACATAGTATTTCTCCAGTTATTTTTTTAGGCCGTCTTTAGTTACATTAGGTGTACTTTTCATAGAACGAGGTGTAACAGGTGCAGCCGTACTAGGTTTTACAGGAGCATTTATAAATTTATTTCTGTTATCCATACGTACTCCAACTATTTTATCTAATGTTAAACTACCTGAATAAACTGCTGTACGAGTTCTAGCCATTTTTGTATCTCCTATATAATGTATTTAGTAAATATTAGTCCCTTAAGGAGATAAAATTATGAGTATTGAACTTTTGATTGGTATACTCGTTGTAGTTGCTATCGCATTAATTTATGCTGTTAACAAGGATAAAGGTGTAGATGTAAACAACGATGGTAAAGTAGACCTTGAAGATGCTAAAGCCGCAATCGAAAATACTGTCGAAGCAGTTAAAGAAGAAGTAACTGAAACTGTTGAAGAAGTAAAAGAGGTGGTTGCAGAGAAGAAAGCAAAGGTCAAAAAAGCCGTAACAAAGGCTAAGAAGACTACAAAAGCAGTTATTGACTTTACAGCAATGACTAAGAAGGATCTACTTGCTCATGCTAAAGCAAACGGCGTAAAGGCAAATGCTAGTATGAATAAGGCAGCGATTTTAGAAGCAATTAAGAACGGCTAATAATAGACTTTAACTGTTCTATAGCAGTATCACAGCGAGTGAGCTTACGTTCTAAAACGTTTATAGCCGCTCGCTGTTTTTTTATCTGCTCTTCCAACGAAGCAACATAGCGTTGCGTAGGGACATGAGTTTCTGAGCCGTCTTCGGAAACCATTATAAGATGGTCTTGTCCTTGACCCTTTAAGCCGCCACTAACACGAGCTGGATTTTTATCATGCGACTTTTCTAGTGCAGGAATCTGCTTGCGTCCGTACATTCTATTTAAGTAACTCATATTGTATTTACCGTTTTAGTTCGTGTAATAAAAACTCTTTAGGATCGCACCAATATGTTTCAAACACAGGTTCTCCTGGCCCAGTAATCATACAGTCAATTACTTCGCAACGTTTAAACCAAATCTTTTTATTTGATATAAAACAACGTCTAGGCAAAAGTGACAACTTCTGTTGGTGCCCAATCCGTCGATTGTTGAACATGTAAAAGTCCATTGCTTCTTTTTGAAAGTTTATTTTCTCTGGTATTGGCATAATTGTATAATTCTAATGATGCAAGATTCTTGCATTTACTTTCAACCATAATGTCTGCGGTATCACGGAAACTCAATGCCCAATCGTTAACAGCATGATTCCACATGTAATCGCTATGGGCACGAAGTTTTTGTTTCTTGTATCCGGCAGCAAGCAATGCAGTCATATCAGGTTTAAAGAACTCGCTATGTCCTGCAACATAATCTTCCCTGCTCACACTGTAATGGATAACCGGTCGAACACCACGCCACGAATCAATTATGCGCTTATATCGATCATCGGTTGATAGAATGTATTCTCCACTAGAGACCCAGTGGTGGTGTATATCCAATACGAGTGCAACGTCTCCGGCAAGGTCCAAACTTGCGTCAATCCCCCACGACATTTCATCGTTCTCAATTGTAATTGTATTTCTTGCTTCGGGTGATAAGCGGGTAAGGACGTCCCGTATACCTTGTGGACCTCTGCGACCCGCAATGTGGACATTGACTTTAAAGTCTTGGAATGATTGACCGTAGCCCATCCAGCGTACCATGTCGACATGATATTCAAACTCCTCTATAGAACGAGCGACAATGTCGTCATTGTCGCTTGCAAGAACAGTAAACTGACCAGGGTGAAAAGACAAGCGAACATCAAGATTCCGTGCAAGATCACCCACTCTAGCAAATTCTCGCTCAAGGTACCTTCTTGTATCAGGTGTTTGCCAAAAGTAAGACCAACTAGGCTCAGTATAAACAGGCAGGATATCACTACCAAGGCGGACCATTCGTAAATCATTTGGTAAACTCCCTACGTAATCAATTAGTCGATAAATGGATTTGATGTTGTGTTCCATAATGTCCCACAACCGTTGTTCAGCAACTTCGCGTGTTTGACTGTTTAACCATTTAACAGTAGTTGCTTTAGTATTTAAAGGACGTTGAATCTCCTCAAGAAGTTTCTTCTTGATAGATTGATCGTGATGCATATACTTGCAAGCGAAGCCTATGCGGTTTGTATTTGAATCAAAAGTTTCCATGTAGTTTCCCAGTTTTGTACATTATAGCAATACCCTCGATTGTTGTCAAGGATAGCCTTTGCCAAAGGATAATCATTTCCACCTTTATTCATTTTATCACCAAAGAAGTGAATTTCGTCTATATCTAGAAAGTCGTTAAGTACCTGACTTTTATCAAATCCTTTCGGTGCGATATCGAGTCCTGTTTCTCCACCTACTGTTGCTTGTAGATTTTGAAATAATTTGTTAAAATTGTCGGAGATAGTTTTTCGTTCATTGTGTTCTTCGTCCCACTGAACATATTCTGCACGTTCTTCGTAATTAGCATTTCGCCCAACGACACTAAAATTTACCATACCAGGACGTTGTTCAAGATGTAGTCCTGTTCTTTTTGGAAATTTACTTTGTGTAAGTTGGTCCTGCAGCCATTGTTCAGCTTCTTCTGGCAATTTCCAGTTATTGTTATGGACATTTTCACCTCTGTACCAAATACTATTTCCGTTACAATTATAGACATAATCAGCGTTAGTACAAATGTATTCTCCAACTTGTTCTACGGTTTTAGGATAATCACTTCCGGTAACAAGATAAACGTAATTATTGTCTACAAAGTTTTCAAACCATAATTGAAACATAGAGTTCATTACATTGCGACTAGGAGTTAGTGTCCCGTCTACGTCAAAAATATATCTTTTCATACCCAATTTTTTATTACCCAAGGATCTTCGCAATATTGAGGATTAGGATCTCCGTGGAATACACATATACAACATTCAGGCCTAGGTTCGACATGTTCTATATGCTTAAATTTTCGGTTGCCTTTCATTCCGCCTGCTGCAAATTCTTTTGATTTTCTAACTTCCCACTTCCAACTTAGTATCCAACTGTCTGGATATAATGTTGCTTGATGATTTCTAGTAGCCTCAAATAACCAATCCTGATCTCCAAAGAGCCTACGCTGTATCTGTTTTTGATTCTTTTCAAATTCTTCCCAAACATGATGCAGTTGCCCTGTTTTGAAACGTACTACGCTACTATTGTATTTTTGCCATTTTGGACGCATAGCTCTTGTAAAATCTCTAACAGTACACCAGTGATCAGGTTGATATGTAAAAAGTTTATCTATGTTTCCTGCTATAACTACATCTAAATCAACATAAAGAATAGTTCCGTTAATAGGTAAATCTTTAGAATACATATAAGGCTTACACCACCAACCTTCTAAACCTTTCGGCAAAGGAATAATTTTTACATCAGGGTCAATTCCATTCGGATCGTCAGTCAGACAAACAAACGTGTAATCAAGAGTACAGTTCCTCTTAACCATATTATAAAGTCGATTAACATAATCAAATGAATACTTCGTGCCATGCTTTAAACATAGCACGTAGTTATGATTCTTAATCAAAGGATTAGGAGAACGGTCGTCGTAAAGTCCGAGATCTTGAGCATCATTGACCATCTGAGTCAATGCTTTTTCTGCTTTTTCGCGACGACGCTGTTCTTTAATGAGTTTCCATTCTTCTTTAGAATATTGCCTCTTGTCTATTTTTGCCAATGTTATACCTCTAAGCGACAAATAGCATCTGCAGGAGACTCCCAATTCCAACGTGATTGTTCTGGTAATAATTCTGCATCAGAAGAAATTTTACGCTGTGCAGACATTTTAGCATCTGTTTCGTCTACTACAACCATTGCATCGTTGCGTTCGTGTTCGTATACACGTACACCTTCTACATAACAACGTCCATTTGTGATCTTATATACATAATGGTTAACGTGTTCCCAAATAAACAGTGAGCTCATTTCCATTGATACACCGCTTGGAAGAACACGAAGCGTGCCTAATACACCACCTGGTTCTGTCAGTGCCGGAACTTGGTCAATTAATTCTAAACGAGGATCATTCGCTGGTAGTACAGTTACGTGATCAAAATAATATTCTAAGAATTTTTTAATAGGTTTAGTAGCATCGCCAAATGCTACAATCCAGCCCATATCATCAGGTGTACCTGCAAATGTCAGTTCTACTGAGCGATCATAACCGTGAACGCTGGCGCACTCACCTGGACTACCATCTGGTTCTTTATCAAAGAATTGTGCGTGTCCGCATGGCAGATTTCTAAATACTTTTGTGCTTTTTACTTTAATAGCCATCTCTTGCCTCCTGTATTGCTATGAGTAAGTGTGATGACACGCAGAGTGTTTATAGTGGGATGAGCGTCTAAGTCCACTTGTAATGTGTGTATATTACATGAGTTTATTTATGTTGTCAACCTTTACGTGAGGATAAATCCATTCCTTTGGTGAGTTCCAGTTTGATTCTTGAAATATATTAAATTCAAGTTTTGGAAAATATTTAATAACCATTCCTATTTGGTGTATCCAATATCTAGGATCAACAGCATTTTTTGTACTTGCATCGTAATTTGGAGTATCTTTGTACATATTGTTAACTGTTTTGGTTTTACTATATAAATCAAAACCAATTAAATTAACAAACCCTTCTTTTGCATTTTTTGCTGCTATAAGGACAGCATACGGACCACTTCCCCATTGAAAAGGTTCATCCCAACGTTGATTTCCCGCATAAGGCAAATCAGGAACTACTCGTATTCGTTTACTCTGATTGTATCTATTAATCCAATCTTCTCGAGTATACACAATACTATGTTCATTTGCTTTTAATTGAATTGCTTCTTCGACCATTCTTCGATCTACGCACACAAGATGATCTACATGATAATCTCGCATAATTGCATTGCAACCAACAGTTGGTCCGTATAATCGATTTATATTTAAATTACTGCGACTTTCACCGTTACCTATTGCCCACATCTTCTATTTCTCTGATAGTTTGTCTGGTTGCTTGCAATTCTCGTTTTATTTCTTCAAAATGATCTGTATTAGAACTAATATATCGAAGTATAATAACAATTTTATTTAACGCCCACCACCACCAAAACACTGAGATTGTGAAAAAAGTTACGGTAATAAGAACAAGGGTACGTTGCATCAAAGAGTCCCAGCCAATAAAATGCTCGAACACTAATAATGCTAATGCTGTAAATGGAAGTGTCCAGGCAGCATAAGACCAGAGACTGGCTTCTGTACCTGTTCTTCGAACAAGGTTAACTATTTCTTGAACCACAATGCACCCTCAAAAATATAATAATATTTATAGGGTTGTGAAAAGTCTTAATAGCGCACTATTATGTAGCAATTTGACCGAACGGTTTCCACTCGCCAGGAGTACCTTCTCTTGTACAAACCCAACCAACATATCCAGTAGGCCGAGGTTCTGCATTCCATATTATATCGCCTTTGATATAACTTCCTGAAGTTGGTATTTTGTCTGCGACTTCGAATTTTTTATTTTGTAAACGTACTGCACCTGCAACCGTTAAGTCAACATCCTCTGCAAAATTCTTAACGCCAATGCCGACTTTATTTGAAAAACTTGTTTTAGAACTTATTACAATATTCCCATTAGGACCAATTGCTATTCTAGTTGTGTCATCGGTTACAATTTTTAAACCGCTTGTGGTCCAAGTGCCAATTTTCCATTGTTTGTCGTCAGTTGGATCAATTACAAACTGATGATCCCAACTTTCTAACGTAAGCATCCCATTAGGATCACCACCACCAATTGACAATTGCTGTGCATCTGCATCATATTTGATGAATTCGTCGATGTTAACAAATCCGGCTACTCTAAGATTTTCTAAAGTACCTACTTTTCGTAAGTTACTATTTACAATGCCAGTACCTAGTGTATTTGCACTTAAAACCGTTTGATTAGCAATGCGATATTCTTTGCCTGTGTTTAAATCAAAATCTTCACTTGACCATAATCTTTCTGGATTTCCTTGTAACACTAACTGTTTGGTATACGAACCACCTGTCCAAATTAACCCTTTTCCTATAGCAGGACCTTTGTCACCTTTGAACTCCAAAGGACTAGTACGTTCATTTCGAATATCTGCAGATATTTCATCTACATGTAGTTTGTGTGCGTGTACTTCACCTTCTACGGTAAGATTACCTTTAACTGTTAACGGGTTGGCAATAGTTGGCGTAGATATAGATTTTACAGTGATTCCGTTATCAGTAACTGTAAGAACTATTTCTTTTGCTTCGTCTTTAATGCCTACACTTGAAAAGTTCGTTATGCGCCCACCATTTATTTTATTGCCGCTTAATTCACGGTCTAGTATCTCAACCTTTGGCGCCGGCTGAGTTGCTATTTTATTTTCAATTGCAGTTGCTAAATCGTCAAGAGTTTTTCTAATATCGGCCATCTGATAATCCTGTTATAACAACAGTATTTATCAGTTAACCTTTAGAAGTATTGTATCTGGATTAATGCGTCCGTTAAGTGTAGTGTCAGTGGTATTAATTCCATCTAAGAATTTACGTAAGGCTACTTTGCCTGATGCCTTAAATTCCTTGAGTTGTTCTTCTGGCTTACGAAGCGTCTTTTGAATACTTTGCTTTTCATCATATCCAACGATGCTGGTTCCTTTAACAGAAAGTCCAGACCCTTCCCGTGCCATTCCTGTCGGGTCTACATTTGCTGCTACGTACTTTCCAAGTTTGCGTGTTTTAACATTAAAAACCCAAAGCTCACTAGCACCCACAATATCTGTAGGATTGACACTTGCTAACTTATACTTGTCATTAGTAGGAGCATACTTCAAACCGCTAACTACTTTGTCCGCACTGCGAGGTTTTGCTTTACGTGGTTTGCGTGTTGCCTTGCTTTGATCAATTACATAGTTACACGCATCAATTAAACCTTCAATAGCAGTAATGTATTTTTGTACTTCACCTTTTTTAAGATGTCCGTACCCTTCTTTAAGTTGGACCCACTGATCCGCTTCAAGTTCGTCCATCCTACCTAATTGACCGCTAGTAGGAATATTTTGAATTTCGCGATAGTCTTCTAGCTCTTTGTCATAAAAGCCAATAATTTTACGAGCGTGTGCTTGTGAAATTTCTGCTTTTCTAAAATGGGTTTTAAAATCAAATCCTTTTGCATTAAATGATTCTGGATTTGTAATAAATCCTTCTAACCACACATCAATTTCTTCTGTAACTTTTACACATTGATCATGAATACGTTCTTGGATAGTAGGAGTATAAACAGTTGCCTTTTTCTGTTCTTGTGCTTTTTCTACTGCTACAACCTTAGCACCTTGTTCAACTGCTTTCTTTGCTGCCTCATGTAAAAATTCTGATAACGGCTTTAATTTTCCAGCAGTACCTGGAAGTGCTTCCCAATATTCTGCATATACAGGATTAAAGTCTGGACACCCGTCTTGAATCAGCCTACAGTAGATACCAATAACCGGACTGATATCTGCTTTTTTAGCAGAAGTGATTTCTTTAGTAGAATATCCGTTATTTTTCATCCAGTCATAAACAGATGGCATCAAATCCGCTGGCTTGTATTCTTGATAATAAAAATCAGCAGCCAGTCTCTGCAAACGACCAAATGCTTGTCCAGTTAAGTTTTCCCAACCTTGCCAACTTGGTCCTGCAAGTTTGCCGGCCTTACGACGAGGTGCTGCTTTTACTTTAGTCTTTTTGCGTGCCATGTATTTCTCCTACTAGCAAAATGTTTCGCTAGTATATATGCGTTAAGGATTATTGTCAACTATTTTTGATTAAAATTAGCGATTTCTAAGACTCTTTGGATCATTAACCCAAAGATAATGAAGTTGCTCAATTACAGGATCGCTATCGGCAACATCGTGATACGAAACTAACAATTCTGCTAAACGACGGTAATCTCCAGTTTTTGCAGTAGATTTAACTCTATCGTCCCAAGTCCATTGTCTGTTATGTTCGAACCATCGTAGAACTTCTTTCTTTACTTGGGATACGCTACCAAAATTTTTGGTAGATTTTTGAGGTGCTGGTTTTGATGCTTGTTGTGCTACACTTTTAGGAACTTTAACTCCTACTATTCCAGGTTCTGGAGTTTCACCAGGAGCAACTAATTCTACTGGCTGTTTCCATACTTTTTCTAAAAATGCACGTAGTTTGTCTGGAGCACCTTTTGGAGGGTTAACTCCACGTTGTCTAATCCACTTTGTTGCTGCTTCTGCGCATTCTATATAACGACTTCTCCAATATGATGCATCTGGTATGTTTTTTCCATCCATTGCATATATCATTTTATGTTCTTCGGTCATCGAGTGGCCTAATTTACCTACTTCAAAATCTTTATCGCCTGGAGCAAAAATACCTTTTTTAATAGCAGCATGCAAGTCTTTAGGCATCATTGCTAATAAACTAGGAACTTCTCTTACTATTTTAAATCCTCTATGACGTAACTCGTGTCTTAGTAAATAATTATAATTTGATGCTTCGAAGTTGTCAGACAATTCTTCAGGGTTCATAGTAATAACACCAGTTACAGGATTCATATGTCCTCCTTCTGGTTGATCTGACCATTTACCAAATTGTGCCCAAAGAGATTTTTTATAGTTTATTTTTGCAGGTTTGCCTAAATCGTTAAACACTCCTTGTGCTTCTTTTGCACCAACAACACCTAATGCTAGTATTCCGTCGACACTTGGATCGATATAACTTCCCATTGCAAGGAAGGCACCAAACGCATTCCAATCTACGCCTTGGCCTCGATTCCACGCATCGTCTTCTTTTGCTTCGACAGAATCAAATTCTTTAAGATCAGTTACTTCAAATACACGCATAGTGTATTTAGTTGTTTAGTAATTGAAAGTATGTAAGATGTTTTCCTTCTAACTCACCAAATATACGAACTGCGTAACCGTAGTAACTAGGATTGATGTCGGTGATCCAATGTATGTCTTCGGCATGTTCCATGCACCACCTGCCAAGTTCTGTTTGTTGCCATTCATAAATTGGCTGAGCAGCAAAGATTTCCGGATCTTCTACGTCACCTAATTTAAATTCGTGCAACAAAACTTTCAAGGACCAACCCTGTCCATTGAATCCCAAACTTTTTTATTGCTTGGATCTAATATTGTATAACCTACTGCTAAACTTTTTGCGAATGTTAACGCATCGTCTAACGTGTCAAATAACTTTACATTGCCCTCATATAATAGTGTATACATTATAATTTCTCTCCTACTCCAAACCCTCTAAACGTCTTAAATCTCGGAAAGCGTAAACTGTACGAACCATCTTGATTTTGAGTAACAGCATCTGCTCTTACTTCTACTAGATTGCCGATAACAGCATCACGGCTGTTCCAAAAATCGTCACGATTAGCATCAGAAAACCCGCTGCCAACATTAACGCGAATATGTCGTCCATCGTCGGTTCCTTCGCAGACAAACGCTCCAAGGCGTCCTTCATTACGACCAGTACCTGCTTCAACATCCACTACCTCCAGAGTTACTTCAATAAATGGTTTCATTTTAAGCCAACTGTGTGTACGCTTACATTCGTAAGCAGCGTCCACATCTTTAATCATAATACCTTCGTAACCACCGTCTACAGCAGCTCTGTTTAGCTCTGTAAAGCGACTTTGTCCTTCATCAGTATCTAAGTCTACTGTTTCCCAGTCGAGTGCTTGTACGTGCTGTAATGCGTCCTTATGACGATCTACCCAGTATTTAACCAACATAGAACGTTCGTGCTGCGGCTTTTGCCATATTCCATTTCTAAAATAACCCATTGGAATCATATCAAATAAATGGAGAACAGCATCGTCTGCTTCAACATTATCTTTACGATGCACTTGTTTCATAAGATCCTGAAAGTTTGAACTCATTACTTCTCCGTCTAGCATAAGCGGATACGGAGCAGGATGCTCTTTTAGAACTGCTTCAATTTCACGTTCGATATGTCCAAAATTATGGAACTGTTTGCCGTTACGACTAAACATTGTAACACCAGTTGGCTTTACAGCAACTAATACACGAACTCCGTCTAGTTTAACTTCGATCTGCTTTTTACCTGTTAATTTCTTTTCGTGGTTAGCACTATCATGCGCAAGTTGACAACTAAAAATTGGAATGGTTCCAGGTACTACTTTGTTAACAGTCTTTTCACTTACACCACAACGTAAGTCTTTAATAAGGATACGGCGATACCAATCATTCCATTGTTCCGTAGTAGCAACATTCATAGCCAGTTCAATAGCATCACGAGCGGCGTGTCCAGTTAGTACGCGAGCATTTAGATCCATTGCTAGTGCAGTAAATACATCCCAAGACAGTCCTTGTCCGTCATCTGTTTCTTTGACAGGAACCTGCTTTACACCAAACGTATAAAGCGGATCCAGTGCCATACGCAAACCTTCAAAGAACTCTGGAAGTCCTTCGTCATGTGCGGCTTCTAGGATTGCTTCCTTGTTAAGACGACTGTTGTGGTTTTCAAGTTGACGGATTATTTGGTCAGGTTGCGTTCGCATTGTTCCTCCAAGTATACTGGTTCCATGTTTAACGAATTGTTATAGTCAAAAATTTCATAGCCCTGTAACTGATACCAAGTGGCACGAGCAGGAGTCATTAACTTAGTTTCGTTGTAGACTCTGCTCATGCCGATCCACTTCTCAATACCATACATTCTATGCTCTATACCGTTATTCATCGAATTCTTAACTCTTCAATGTTAACAGGTGTGTAGTTAATTTGCTCTACACAAACACAATGATATGGTCCAGGCGGACTTGGATTTTGGTGAATGTGTCCATGAACGTTTACTAAATCTCTCGGATTAGTATATTCTTCTCCAGGAGCACCTCTACGCAGAGCAGACTCGTGTAGTGGCACGTGAGTAAGCATTAGTCCAAATTCAGGAAACATTCTCCACACGTCAATCTTAGCCACAAGTTCATGCTTCGCAAAGAACTTAGCATCGTCGTGATTACCTAAGATCAAACGTTTCTGTCCGTTTAATCTTTTCCACTTCTTGATGAACTCTTCTTTTGGACTCATAAACACATCACCAAGATGATATACCTTGTCACCTGGCTTTACTACACTGTTCCAGTTTTCGATCATAGTTTCGTCCATTTCTTCAACAGACGAGAAGCGACTGCCACGAATTAAGTTGCCGTCGCTGTCTCTAAACTTGAGAATGTTTTCGTGACCAAAATGTGTATCACTAATTAGCCAAATATCTCGTGCCATGATATTCTCCTTAGTTTGTATATTATATACATAGTTAATGCATAAGTCAATCTAAATTGGTGCCAACACCTGGAATTGAACCAGGGACACAAGGATTTTCAGTCCCTTGCTCTACCTACTGAGCTATGTTGGCGGCTGGGGTGAAAGACGAGACTCGAACTCGCAACGACTGGTACCACAAACCAGTGCTCTACCATTGAGCTACAATCACCATAAACTGGCCCGCCCGGAGAGATTCGAACTCCCGTCCACCTGGTTCGAAGCCAGGCACTCTGTCCACTGAGTTACAGGCGGTTATTGGAGTGGCGAGTCGGATTCGAACCGACGGCTTTAGAGTTTTGCAGACTCTTCCCTTGGGCCTCTCGGGCATCGCCACAATGTTTGGCGCAGGACCAGGGATTCGAACCCCGTCTTTCGGTTTTGGAGACCGACGTGCTGCCGTTAACACTAGTCCTACTAATTTGGTGGGCAAGGTAGGAATCGAACCTACTCAACACGAGGTAACGGATTTACAGTCCGCCGCGACTCTCCAACTTCGCCGCTTGCCCAAATTCTTATTGGAAGTTAGACTTCATCCACTTCCAGTATTCGCTTACGTCATTGTAACACATTGTATTACTCCTTTCAATAAAAAACCCCCGGAGTATTTCTACTTCGGGGGTCTTGTGTAACTTTGTACTAGGACTAAATCACAAGAGACCCCCTTCGCTCCATAGGCGAATGCAATAAAACATGTTATGCATTTTCTGAGTATTCATGATTGTGTCCTTCATATAGTTATTTATCGTTTGGCTGGGGAACGTGGACTCGAACCACGATTGACGGAGTCAAAGTCCGCTATCCTACCATTAGATGATTCCCCAATAATTTTTGGGCCCTGTGCGATTCGAACGCACGACCAAAAGATTAAAAGTCTTCTGCTCTACCAGCTGAGCTAAGGGCCCTTAACAGTCTTATATTATACGTCTTATAAAATGAAAGTCAAGTGTTTTTGGTATGGCGGAGAGTGAGGGATTCGAACCTCCGTCTTCCGGGTTATGAGCCCGGTAGTCTGACCACTGACGTACCCCGCGATAAAAAAATTTAGTAGTAGCATGGTTTGCTATTCTCTTGCCGATCGATGTGTGCAAGTCTATGACTGCACGTTACTAGTATCACGATCCTTAAGCCTCGAACAAGGTTTGGCTTGCGGGCCTCACGAGCCACGCTACTACTAAAAATGGTACACCCTAGGGGATTCGAACCCCTGTAACATCCGTGAAAGGGATGTATCCTAGGCCTCTAGATGAAGGGTGCTTAAACTTGGTCGGGCATGAGAGATTCGAACTCCCGACCCACTGGTCCCAAACCAGTTGCGCTACCAGACTGCGCTAATGCCCGTATTCTTTACTTATTAAAAATTGTCATTAAACTGCGGTCTTTTTGAACTAAGTTTTGCAATCACTTTATATTGTTCCCACGCTGCTTTTACGGCAGGCTTATCACCAAGTTCGTTCTCAGGAACAAACGTTTCTAACCAGTAGTATGGCATGCGTCCAGGATGGGCGCCAAACTTTCGTGGCTGATGAATCTTGCCTGCATTATAAAGACTAATACATGCATTTCGATATACAGTATTTGCCTCTTCATCGCTCATATCGGGTTCAGCGTCTTCCCACTCTGGATTACTCAAACCACCATACCGATAACCTTCCCAAATCCGTTTCCACTGTTCATCGTTAGTCGGATCAAAGTCAGTACGAGCAACGATAACAATAACATCTTGCTCAAGTACTTTACCTTCTACAATATCTCGCAAACAGCGACTGAAACTTAGTCCAATTTTCATAATGTTCCTCTGTTACTGTGTCTTTATTATAAACTTGTTAATAGTTTATGTCAACCTAGTTTGGAGTGGCGAGTCGGATTCGAACCGACGGCTTTAGAGTTTTGCAGACTCTTCCCTTGGGCCTCTCAGGCATCGCCACAATGTTTGGCACAGGGACACAGATTTGAACTGCGCCTTTTGGTTTTGGAGACCAACGTGCTGCCGCTAACACTATCCCTGCTCA